CCTGCACTTGCCCGATGGCATAGCCGGACGCGAGCTGCAAGGTGGCGGAGACATTGACGGTCAGCTCCTCCGGCGCGACAACGGTGACCTGTGCGCCGATGGGCGCGGTGCCGAGGCCGAGGCCCTGATTCGGGGGCGGGTCGACGGCGTTCTGCACGTTCTCCACCAGTGTGGGCGACGCCGGGAGGTAATCCGCGCCGAGCACCGAACACTTGACCGTGCCGCCGCCGTTCCAGGTCGGGTAGACCTGCACCGCGCCGACGCCGTCAATGGCCATGATGTACGTCCGATAGGACGCGATGTTTCCGCCGAAGGGCCGGTCATTAAGTGCCTCGATGATACGGGCGCGGAAGTCCTCGTCGCTCTCCTCATCGTCGCCGGGGACCAGGATGTCGGTTATCTGCGCCGAGTTGAGGCCGGGTATGGCAGTTATGGGCAGTATCGGCCCGGTGTACTCGTTGCCGATGCTGCCGGGGGTCTCGGCGGTGAGCTGGAAGTAGTAGTCGCCCTCGGTCTCCCCGGTCGTCGCCGCCGTCGCCTGAAAATTGATGCTGTCTGCGCCGTTGATAGTGGAGTAGCGCGAGCCGATGGGCACGGCCATGTCGAAGATGCCCAGCCGCACCGCCGCCGAGGCGGGGTACCGCGTGAGGCCCGCAATTACGGCGAGGTAGTCGAGCGCCTGCCCCGTGGCCGTCTGGATGTAGGCCGCGAGCTGCACCTGGTTGAGGCTGATATAAAACCCCTCCAGCGCGTAAGCCGCGGGGCCCATCGCCGTCGGGATGGGGGATGTGTCGCGCTTGTCGAAGGTCGCGGGGACCTGGTCGAGCATCTGCGTGAGGATGTTTTGATAGGTCTGCTGAGAGAGGTCGATCATGCGATGTTCACCTCCGTGGTGGTCTGCACGTCGCCGTATACGGTGGTCACGGTGAGCGACGCGGTGAGCACGTCGTCGGCGATGCTGTACTTGAAGTCCTTGATACCCGTTACGCGGTCGTCCATCATGAGCGCGTCACGGATGCGGCGCTGGAGCTCTGCGGCAACGTAGCCGGGGTCCTCGCCGATGAGCCCGCGCCACTGCATGCCGGAGTAGGGGGAGTATATCTGCCAGCGGAACCGCTCGACGTTGAGGATGACTTGCACCGCCTGGACCACGGCGTCGTAGTTGTCCACCGTGCCCTGTATGCGGTTGGTGTCCTTGTTGATATACCACGTCAGCGACGGCATGGACTCGACGGAGACGATGGGCGGGAGCGAGCCGCCCTGCGGGAGCGTCGGCATTATCCACCACCTCCAAAGTCAAAGACGCGGGACATGATGACGAATTTCTGGCCGTTCTGCACGCGCATGAGCAGCACCTTTTGCCCCACGGCCAGCCCCTCGTTGAGGGTGATATACCCGCCGCTCACGGGGAGGTCGGAGCTGTTCTCGCCGCATATAATCTCGCTCTCCAGCAGCGCCGGGGCCGTCGTGCCGCCGTCGTAGCTGTGCGAGTGCTGCAAGACGGGGATTTTCTTTTCGACCACCGGCTCGGTCAGGTAGAGCACGGACTCGTTGAGCGTCGCCATGTTGGTGTCGAGTTTTATCTCAAGCGGATTCACGCTGGCCACGGTGCCGACCTGCATTTCCGTGGGCTGCGTGGCCTTCTGCGTCTGCTGTATCATCTGCTGTATGACTTCTTTGAGTTCCATGTTTACAGCTCCATTGTCTCGAATTCCATCGTGTGCGTGTCGTTCTCCCAGGTGTGCGTGACCTTCTCGAGCAGCACATACTGGTCGAGGTCGATGTCGCCCATGTCAGGCACATACATCCGCACGAGCTGGCCCGCACGAAGGCCGGGCACGCCAAGGCTCTCGACCTTGAGCGTACGCAAGCGGGCGTTGTAGTAGCTGAGCATTTCCACCGCCTGCGCCGTCGCCTGCGCGTCGTTGACCGCGCCGTCGATGGACTGGTATATCTGCAACAGACCCCACCGGGCGATGTTCGCGCTGTCCTGCGCGATGAATATCTCCTTCTTGCCCGTCTGCTCGTTCGGGCGCGAGAGCTTGACCGAGTTATACGTCTGCTGGTCGATGTCGGTCTTGTACGAGTAGTCCGTGAGCAGCGAGCGCTCGCCGATGATGGTGTCGGAGATCATGTTCGCGGGCTCCTGGAGGGCTATGCCGTTGCCGTCGTCGTACATGACGTACATCGTGCCGGTGTTGAGGAGCGTCTGCTGGATAGCCGCCTCCGCAATGTCGAAACAGGTCTGGTCCTGCTCGATGAGCGACGGGAGCTTGTACCCGGTGTCGGCGATGGCTCCGACGTCTATCTGCATGTCCGCCGCCATCTGCTTGAGGATGTCCCCGGCGGTCATGTCGTAAAACGCATAAGAGGCCGAGTTTTTAAAATACCGCAGGCGGTCGTAGCACACCACGTCGATGACGCCCCAGCGGTCCTTTGTCTTGGTGAACACCCAGCCGTAGAACTGCAGCTGCCCGTCAACAGTGAAGCGGACGATATCGCCCTCCACGAAGGAGAGGTCTCCCGCTTTGTTTACTGTGAATTTGAAGGTGCCGGGGGAGCCTGTGCGGTTGGTCGTCCAGCTTGCGGTCTGCGTGCAGTTGGCGACGTCCCAAATCTTGCCCGTGCGCTTCTCCTGTATCAGCAGTTGAACGTTCACGTGCTGCTCACCACCTGCAGGGCGCTGGACTCTACCCAGCCGAGCGCGGTGCCGTCCTCCGCGGTGATATACACGGAGTAGGGCTGTGAGTTGTTGATGCGCACGACGTCGACGCGCTGCCCGGAGATGGGATAGCTCACGCCGCCCCCGTCGCTCGTCTGGTAGCAGGTGCCGTTGGCCAGCGCAAGCGCGCCGACGTAGAGCTGCCCTTGTGGGATGTCCCGAGACGGGCTTACAACAAGCATTGTCGCCGTCGTGGTGCTGGTCGCGGTTGACGTGGCCCCAGTGGCCCGCGACGTTGCGGTCGTGGTGGTCGTGCTGCTGGCTATCTGCATCCGCTGCGGCGTATAGTCGCGGTATTCGGTGAGCGTGAGATCATAATAGAAGTCGCCCACCTCGCCGCCGCGTTCTTCGGTATCGAACGCCGTCACGAGTACGGGAAAGCCGACGTCGCCGGTCCCGAAGGGTGTGCCGTCCTCATAGCTCCGCACGGGGGTGTATATGAGGACGGTCTTGTTGTCCATGGCGGATTGAAAGTAGTTGATGTAGACGTCCGGGTCCTGCGCGTTAGGGTACTCCGAGTTGTTGCGGCCCGGGAAGAACGAGGAGATCGTCACCTCGCGGAGCTTTGGCGTCCTCGGCACCATGATGGGGCCGATGCCGAGGACGTTGTACTCCTTGTTGTCGTTGTCTCTGGCTGTTGGAAATTTCTCAGGGTTCACGGGGAGCTGTATCACGCCGCCCGAACCGCCCGAGAAGAAGATTCCGTAGTAGTTTGGCATGATATCACCCCATAGAGAACGCGCGCGCCGTCGTGGTGGCCGAGCCCGCGTTTATCTGCTCAAGCAGCACGTCGCGGAGCGTGTCCGCAAGCCGCTGTCGGTCCGCCGCGGTGTTGCCCGTGTTCTGGCCGTTAATGTTGATGACCGGGCTCTGCGCGGTGAGGTTGATTTTGTTCACGTACTGCCGTTCGGCCATGTCTACGAGATTTTTGAGCTCTTCCTCGGCAATGTCGAGAGATTTCTCAATGTTGCCTGCGCTGCCCGCCGTGCTGGCACTGCTGTCTGCGATACCTGACAGTAGTTTCTCGGCATTGAAATTACTGATTTTTGACGAAAACTCCGCGCCCTTCTGCGCCCACTCCGACATTGTTTTCCCAACATCGAGTTTCGTCATTCGCTGAAGATTGACCGTACTGTCACCAAGATTTTCGTCTGCCCAAGCCTGTACACTACTGCGCCAACCAGCGACTGCAGCTGTAAGATTACTTCCGAATAGGGCGTCAATGGCTCCTGCCAGAGTTTCCAGTATGCTGAGAACGCTGTCGGCCAACCCGACAAATAGACCGATGACAGCTGCTATCGGGTCATTAAACACCGTTGCAAAAAACTCGGCGAACGTGGCCACAACGTCCCATATCGTCGCAATTGCATTGTAAGCAACTGCATACAAAAAGCCGAGCCCCGAACCGATGTATCCAAATATTTCTTCGGACGTAGTGCCCGCCTGTATAAGTGCTGCGACCACAGCTGCGATAAGTGCTACAAACGCAATCATGGGCAAGTTTGCTGCAATAACCGCGCCGGCCGCAAGAATCATCTTAGCGGCAAACACTGCTGCCAAAACCGAGGCCGCTGTCATTACTGTCTCAAAATTATCATTTATATATGTAATACACTTCGTTAGGACGTCTAGCAAGAATCCTATAGCCTGCCCTCCAACGCTGGCAAGGTTTTGTAACGCCCATGCCAACTTTTGCCCGCCCTCGCTATCAAGCGAAGCTTTTAGCCTATCTAATGCAGGCTGCATAGCTGCTAGTGCCGCCACAATAGCACCAGAACCGAGACTTTTAATCGTCGCCGCCAAGTTGTTCCAACTTTCTTGCACATCCTGTGGGGCTGCTTCCAGTGAATTCTTCATAAAACGGAGTATTCTTTCAGCCGATAGCAGCATCACTGTCATTCTTCGCGCTTGCCTAATCATAACGTTTTGGGACTTCGCAGCCGTTGTGTTCGCGCCTGCGAATCGCAGCACGGCTGTTTTGGCACCAGAAAACAATTTGTTAAGTGGCGAAAGCGCAGACTTTAGACGCGTTATGCTTGCGTTATGTTGTTCAGCGGCCTTTGCCGCCGTCCTGTCTGCATAGGCTTTTTCAGCCAGGTAACTCGCAGTCAACCTTCCCTGCAACGCAAGATCCTGCAGTCCTACACGAACCAACATATCGGCGGCCTCCATGCTGTCAGCCGTATTAGTCCATACAAGCCCCACGTTTTTCATTTGTGCCTGCAAACTCTTTAGAGCCGCATCCGCTTCGGTATCAGTAAATGCATTGTTAACTGCTGCCTCTGCGCTTTGGAGGCTGTTAACGAGCTCCTGAGTAGCCGCGCTGACTTCTGTTATCTGCCGAGTTGTCGCATCTATATTAGTTGCCGGAGTTGCGTGCAAGCTATTTTGCATCCGGGCTGCTGTGTTGGAAAATTCAGTAGCTGCAGACTGTGCGGTCTGGGTTGCACCTGCTGCACGCTCCGCCTGTGTGATGTATGAGGAAAATGGGGCGCTAAATCTATCCACCATCGTAAGTTCTTCGCGAATAATTGCCATACCCCGCCCCCTTTACATTTGGGCATTCTTCCGGGCCTTGATTTCCCGGTCGACGAATTCTGCAATCAAAAGGCGCTCCCGGTATGGGAGCGCCGCGTACTTACTGGGAGGCCACCCGAGATTGACGAAGCAGTAATAGGCTATCATCGTTTCCGGGTCTCCCCCCTCTAGGAGTTTTTTGCCTCGTCCTCCGGGGAGTCGGCATCAAAGCCCGAGAGCTCAGTTATGGCCTTGAGGAGCGTCGCAAACTCACCGCTTAACAGCATCTTTGCCGGAACCTGCAGGGGGTCAAGCGTGCCGTAAGCCTCGCATAGTTCGCGGCTGCTGAAATCTGGTTCCACTGTGCCCGCCACTATTATACGGCGTGTGTATTCGCCGTTGTCCAGTTGTTCCTGTGTTGCTCCTCCTTTCCCCTTCTTAACTCTCAGGCTGGCCTTGGTTATCTGCTCGTTTTCTTCCTGAGTAAGTGAACGAACTCTGAACGGCACGGGATTGCCGTTCTCATCTACAAAACGCTTAAATGTAATTTCCTTCTCTTCCCGCAGATACGCGGGCTTGAGAAACGCGGAAAGGTTGCTCATGTGTACCTCCTAATTACGAGCCGTAGTTGGTCTCGGTGGTGAACGAGGACAGGGTGCGGGCGTTGGTGTACGAGAACGTGCACTCCTGCTCA